AAATTACACAGGTAACAAACACAAACCCTAGAGATTTGGTCATAGTATCAATTCCAAAGATGGGTAAAGGAACAATTTTAGGAGCATTAACTACACAGAAGAATGCTATTGTATTGGACTTGGAAAAAGGAGGCTATGAGTACATAGCAGCCAGAAAACTGTCCACTTATACAAGTGATCTAACCTCTCGTTGGGAGAGTTTCCAGAATTATATTAAGTTTCGTAACGCTCTACTTGAGCAAAAGGGTAAGTATGATTACCTAATCATTGATGGATTATCTGATTTAGATGATTTATCAGAGATTGGAGGTACATTGGCATACATGAACACCACTCAAGGGAAGAAATTCAACAGAGTTGGTGGCACAGAAACAGGAAGAAAGTATGAACCAACTGAACCAGAGTTCAAGTCAGTGATTACTCTCCCAGAGGGATATGGTTACAGACATTCAAGAGAATGGTTCTTACAGCAAATTGATTTCTTTAGACAAATTGCTCCATTTAGAATCTATGCTGCCCACATCACTGACAAGTACATCAAAGATGGTGGAAAAGAAGAGGTGACAGGTAGTGAAATAGCTCTTACAGGGGCATTGAAGCGAATCTTTGCTTCAAAAGTTACAGCATTGGCCAAGCTTATTGCTGATGATCATAAGAGATATCTCAATTTTGATGTCTTGAATGATAGCATCGTTGCAGGCAGTAGAGCGCCACAATTAAAAGGTCGCATCTTAATTTCAGAACAAAACTCAGATGGTGATACGACCACCTTTTGGGATAACATTTATAAATAATTAAATTGTATTATTATGAGCGCAATTGGAGGTAAAAAAAGAGAGTCACAAGGTGAATTTATTAAAAGAGTAGGCTTGTTCACAGCTGTAGTTATAGCTGTAAACCCATCAGAGAAAGAATATAAGGATATTCTGGACATGGAGCTGAAAGAAGACAGCAAAGCAGCGGAGTACATGGGAGAAAGAGAAGGAAATACGCTGTTGCGTATTGATTTCTGGCTACAGAATGTAAAACCTAATGCTGAGGGAGAGAAAGAGAGACCTTATAAGGTATCCTTCTTCCTTGAGGATAAGGTAAGACTAAACAAGGATGAAACCAAAACACAATATATCAATAGCATTGGTAATTGTGCTTGGGCAGAAGACGAAAGTGGTTTGCCTGATTGGTTCACAAAACGTGAGTATCGCCCTGCTTATGCAGGAGAAGAAGATTTGTTCGAGTTCATGAGAGCTTGGTTGAACAAACTTGACTATCGTGATGCTGAAACTGCTCTGTCTTTAGAGTGGAAAAAGCTTATGAAAGGTAATGTTAAGGACATCAAGGACCAAATTGAAGGAGAATGGGCTGGAGAAATTGGCTGTTTAGCAACTGTGATTGTTAAAGAAGTTGAAGGAGAGCCTAAAGAGTATCAGGGTGTATATAACAGAGCGTTCTTGCCTGTTTATAGCTTGAAACACTTCAGACTTATTGATTTCGATAATGAGGATGTGCAAGCTGCTTTGAAAAGCAAAACACCCAAGGACCTTAAACCTTATGAAAGATTTGTGTTGAAAGTGATTGGAGAGTATGGATGTAAAGACTTCTACAAGTTGAAAGACATCAAAGATTATGATCCAAGTGAGAATCTAGTAGCCACAAATGCACCTATTGCCCCACTAACTGAAGGTGGAGCAGAGTACTAATATTAAATGCCCCCAGAAATGGGGGCTTTTTTATGATAGGAGGAGCTAAGAAAATAGAACTCACTCCTGACACAATTTTCCAAAGAATCACCCAATATGACATATTTAGGTATTATATGCCTGATAAGAATTGGAAAATCAATCATGTTACAAATTCACCATTCAGAAAAGATGACCATCCTTCATTTATGATAGGAAACAGAGGAGGCAATCTAACTTTTATAGATTTTGCTGACACAGCTCTCAAGGGAGATTGTTTCACATTTATTAAAATGTTGTATGGAATAGCAAGTATGAATGAAGTACTAATGCTGATTGACAGAGACTTTGGATTGGGTTTATCAGGAGAATCGACCAACACAGCTGTTTATAAAACCATTAAGAAGGAATATAGCCAGCCAGAAGACCTTGGGAAGAGATATGCCAATATCCAAGTGATACCAAGACAGTTCACAAGAGATGAGTTAGCTTATTGGAATCTATACCATCAGGACATCCAGGATTTGAGAGACAACAATATCTTCTCTATCCAGAAGGTATTCCTGAATAAGCAGTTATTCACTCTGAATGACAGAGAGCTTAGATTTGGGTATTACTATGATGGACATTGGAAAATCTACAGACCATATGCTGAGAAGAAGCAGAAATGGGTTCCTAATAATGTTCCCATCCACACAATGGAAGGATTGAACAATATAAAGGATAGCGAATTTGCTTTTATCAACAAGAGTAAGAAAGACTACATGGTAGTTAAGAAATTGATACAATCTACCTGTGCTGTGCAGAATGAGGGGATAGCCTGTTTTACAGAAGAGAATGTTAATCACCTCAAAAATCAATCCAAAAGACAGATTTTGTCATTCGATAGTGATATAACTGGAGTAGCTAACTCTCAGCAGATCACCAAGATATTCGATTTTGACTATATAAATGTCCCAAGAGAGTTCCTTAAGTTTGGAATCAAGGATTGGGCAGATTTGGCAATGCAGAAAGGTATGTCAACAGTAGAAACAATTTTTAGAGATAAAGGATTATTATGAGTGCAGATGAATTAGTAAAAGCTATTCAGGATAATATAGAATGGCTAGAAACAACCAATGGGGTTGAAGTAGAGTGTATAAGTATCGAAAATCTAGAACCAATCTTGAGTTTATTGTTAAACACAGAGATTAAACTATCTGAAGAATGAAAGAAGATATAGAAGATTTGATTAGAGTCTATAAAAGAAGAATTGAAAGTCTTACTGAAATGGTAGAGTCTGCTACTTCTGATAATATGAAGTTAAGACTTATCAGTAAAAGAAGTGTATATAAGACAGTTGTTGCTGATTTAAATTATTTATTAAAAGAAGATGGCGACTAAGTTAGACTGGAAGAAGTTTGAGCCCCTATTTGGGACTTGGGCTGACAGGATTAAACCTTTCTTTGATGAGGGAGGATTTGATCCTATATATGAATTCCTAAGAGGACAGACTAAAGATGGCAGACAAATAGCCCCAGCTTCGATGAATACCTATAGGGTATTCAAGGAAACTGACTATAGAGAGCTGAAGTGTGTTATCTTATGTCAGGATCCATACTTTAAATTCATTAATGGAGCTCCAGTAGCTTCAGGTGTAGCTATGGACTGTAGAGCCACTGCAAGGTTGCAACCAACCCTGCAGAAGTTCTATGGTGGTATAGAGAAAGAACTGTTCAATGGATTAAACTTGAACTATGTAGACATTGATGACTTAAGCTATTTGAGCAACCAAGGAGTATTACTACTCAACGCTGCTCTAACTGTGGAAAAGGATAGACCAGGAAGCCATATGGCTATCTGGCATCCATTCACCACATTCTTGCTTAAGGAAGTCATTGGACCTACAGGCGTACCTGTTCTCTTTCTTGGGAAAGAAGCAGGACATTTAGAACCATTAGTGTGTCTCACTAACCCAACATTTACTGCTAAACATCCTGCGAGTGCTGCCTATACTGGTGGTGTGTGGGACAGTGAAGGCTGTTTTGAATGGTTAAACAGACATATTTTGGATAGTAATAATGAAACAGTGTGCTGGTTGCACATTGACCCACCATTTTAAAACAAAAATTATGAAAGCAACAATTGAAGATTTGAGAAAGGGGGATACAGTCCTCATCTCAATTGGTAGTGTGCTGTCTGAGGTAAAGCTGTTACGACAGCCTCAGCTAGCCAAAAGAGGTAAGTTAATCAACTGGAAAGGATCCAAACGTTGGTCAACTGTAGTATGTGCCATAAGAATAGAAGATGATTCTTATGTAACTCCTTCAGGGTATAATTACAAGAAGCTTACTCCTGTCATAGCTGCAGGGAAAGAGTACACTGAGGAGAGAAGAGTGAATTTTAATGATAGGGTTTGTTGGATTTTAAACAGAGAGTCATGCAAAGAAGTATAAACTTAAACATTGGAGGGCTGTTAGCAGCTGGAGATGTTGTAGGTGTAGCCTATAACAACTGTCTTGTATTTGGCTGGTTTGTAGAACCAGGTCAATATGGTAGCTTGAAGTTTATACCTCTTAGTGTGCCAGAGAATGTTAAAGCTCAGTATGATGGATGGATCAATAATACTGATCCACAAGCACCAACATCCTGGTTAGCCAAGAAGTATGCAAAAGGACTGCAGTTCAAGCATATGAGAAGAGATTTTATCACTTCTTGGAGCGCTTTCAATAACAGAGCTATCAAGATTGTGAATCCTGAGGAGTTCTTCAAAGGTTCAGAGACTGAGAAACAGTATCTGGCAGGTAAGGACATATTAAAAAACCTTAAATTCCCAGCAAAATGATAACAACTAATATTAAATATGGAGGAGCTCTTAAGATAGGAGACTTCATAGGAGTAGGGAGCAATTGGGGAATGGATTTTGGCTGGTATTCAGGGAATGGCAAGTCTGGTACTGTTCAATTCATAACTCCACAAACTATTACATATGATTTTACAGCTTATACAAAGAGACAACAAGGAGGTTACCCAGAACCTAAGGACAGAAGAGGCTTTAGTCTTGACTGTATTAGCAAATCCTTTGTTAGAGTACAGCATGGTAATCGTATTGTTAAGATTACATGCCCTGATGATGTATTTACTGGAAAAGAGTTACAACAATACCTGGAAGCAAAAAGAATATTAACTGATATGAAATTTTTAAAACCATGATAAACGAAAAACAAGTAATCAACAAGGTGCTTGGGGAAGGAGAGTCCCAAGCCAGCATTGGTATGTCACTAGACTTAGATTCTGCACACGTATTGATGCAGATGTTAAGTAAGA